GATTCACCACCTTTGAGGGAGATACCAGTTATCACCTTTTGAGACAGATAAGTTCTCTTAACCATTCTTTGAGTACCCTTAAAGGAGCGCTCAATGAAAGTTTGAGAATTCATCATACAAAAATAGGGAGATAGATAGTGTTTTCCAACACTGATCTTAAATCCAGCATCCACACAACATGGTAAAAAGTAATTGTCATGAAAGGTTTTGGTACACTTAAAAAGCATATCATCACCATTGACAAGAACGTTTTGACGCATAATTTCTGCCAAACGGATGGTGTTTCTCTTTTCACAAAGAGGAACATCTTCAACCCAACGGTCAATCGCCGTCCAATAAACTGCTAAGTTAATCAAACAAAGCAGTGGAAAAGATAACGGATGACCCATTAACTGACCCTCAACTATGCGAACGGAAGAACCGTCAGGATAGTGAGCATTTCCACTTAGTAGAGAGGAATAACCGAGATAAAAATAGGGAGAATCGCGTAAACCCGAAAAGGCTTTTAGCGACGCATCCTTTCTTAATAAATCGGTAGCTGCCTCGTAATCTACAGAACACCATAAGGGTAAATCCCTGGCCTCACCATGTATCTTTTGAATAGAACTGGTGAGATCGTCATGTAACATCGTCGAAGCGAAACACTGTTTCCAACAACTAAGCATAAAACCTTGTAAAGGTTGCAATGCTGTGTAGAGGAAACCATCTCCTTTGGAGATGATCCGGAATTTTCCGGGTTCAGGAATCGCAACGACGTCGACCGAATTCAGAATGGTGCAATGATTTTGTCCTTCATCCTCGTCCAAAAGACGGGACTTCACAGAATCAACTGCTTTCAAATAGTTCTCCTTTCGCCAACAGTCAATCTTAGCATTTAACATACCAAGACTTCCTAGTGGAGTCTTTACTGACGGGAACTGGAATTTGCCAAATAAGCCGAGCGCCCCTCCATGACGGAGAGAAACTTGTCGGCAGGCGGATCCAGAAGGCATAAATTTTTGATATCGTGTCCAATCTTCACAGATCGGACGGCGATTACCAAACTTATATGTTGAGGAAGAAAACAACATTGCACTGGTCTCCATGATCTTAAAAGAAAGATCAAGAGGACAATGAGGCTTTGTCTCAGAGAGACGGACCTTATGTGAATCCAATGCTTTTACTTTCTTGAGATCAGATAAAGCAGGCCAAGCCTGTTTACATCCTTTCTGAAGAGAGTAAATGAAAGATAGATCTTTTTGAAGGATCGATCGTTTCAAATGTGTTTTCAACCAACCCGAAAACAAAGGACATGTGTTCCATTCTTCTCGAACCGGAGGGTTAGAGGAGGATGAAACACACTGAAAGAGAGCTAGATCAAGCCAATATTTACAATAGGCTTGTTCTCTCGAATCGGCGGTCACAAATTGATTAACTCGAATCGCAAGTTTGCGAAACGACTTTTTCATTCGATCAAGTTCTTTTGAATTGAACCACTCTTTTCTCAAAGAGTGGCGACATACAAAAGGCAAGATCAGGGATCGTACGATTTGTCTTGTCGAAGCTTGCGCCACGACGTCCTTGAATGAATATTCAAGGATTGACGACACGAGTTTCACAGGATTTCTCTTCCTGATTTCACCAACTCCATACATGGTATTTACCATTAATGGAGTCAGTGAATTGTCTTTACCCGTATCAACAACATCTGTATTGCCAACAGGCTTGCAGGATTCAGCGTTAGAAATAACGTTTGAGCTGATGACTTTCCCTAGTCGAGGGAGAGCCGACATCTTTGATTTGAATGAATTCATTTC